GGTTAAATAGCGCCTGCTTACTCTCGTCACGAAAAGCGTGGCTTTCGGTGCGAGGGAACTGACGATAAAACTCATTTAGTGCATCGGCATCATTTTTAAGCGATTCAACCTCTGCCTCCCAATAGTCAATAGCCCCGTTGGTTATATCTTGCCCGTCTACGCCAATGATGGGACTGTCGGGTTTTCTAAATACAGGCATGCCGTAGCGGTCAATAAACCCCTCCATGTTCCACTCCATCGGAATAAATAGGGAGTACAGCCCACTCTTGGTCTGTCCGTTGGCGTTTCTGTTAAGAATATTTGAATCCTCATACAGCTTTTTATAGTTATCACCGCCCTTGCTTAGTGCATTCGAGGTGGAGCCCATCATGCACTTGCCAATTATCTTACTACCCACCCGAAGACAGGTCTTGGTTACACGCCAATTATTAAGAATGTTATTTGGCTTTACCCACTTAGCACTCTCGTCATGGGCAAGGAACAGGAGTTTCTCTCCATCGTAGGAGTACTCCTCAGTATTTTTCCAATCTATTGTGGTATCAAGACCATCGACAACGCTTCCTTCGGTAGTGGTCATGTTCTTCTTGGTAATCTTTGCAGCCGGAACGCGGTAGGCAAGCTCAGTCTTTGGCTTATCCATTCCGTCCATAATCGGACGGAAAAAGAATGGCAGCCTGCTATTAATAGGCACAACCTTATCGGTGAACATCTTTTTGGCATCAGCACCCGTCTTTGACAGGATACCAATACGAGAGTCGCGAGCAAGGGTTGCTATGTTTACGCACTCTGATGAAGACATAAAAGAAAACCCTGAGCGTCTTATTTTTAGATATATCATCCCAAAAGCTCTTGAGTCTGCGCGGCACGCCTCCCAAAAGATAAAAAAGATTCTATTAGCTTCTCGGTAGTCAGGATAGCCAATGTCAATACTTGACCACTGCAGGTACATATAGTGTGAGCCCGTAATATAGGTCGGCTCTCCGTTATTCATAAACCACATACCCCCTTCACGCCTGTCAAACTCCTGCTCGATATAATCAACCCACCGGTCTTTAAACTCAGTAGGCATCTCGTTCCAATGAAATATTGATTGAATTTTGCTTAGTTCCCTTGGTAGGTCTTGCCTTTCCCAATACTGCTCACTTTTGGTGGTGTGTCTTTGAAGACACTCTTTAGGTGCGAGGGGTAGGGCGATGAGTAGCCCTGCGACATTTATGATGTCACCAATCTGACCCGTCTTAGATATGACAACCATGTCATACTGCTCGTTGTAACCATATCTCCAAGCTTTTAGTGTGTTCTTCTTAGAGACAGCGTTCTTCGGCACGTAGTCATGTACGACTCGATATAGACCTTCGTTCTGCAAATCCTTGTTTTGTATCTGTTCTGTTTACTCCTTTCTCAAGCATCTCAAGCGCTTCTTTCTCTGCCTCAATCTTATTTAAAATCTCAAAGGCATCAAAGATGGCAAGCTTCTTAGTAGCTGCTGCGTTCTTAAGCCTATCTGCTGCAAGCTCATCATCAGGGTCAGGCTTGATAATATCTTCCTTCGCCACTTTGATAAGCTGCTCGACTGCTTGATAGCCTGCTTCAATAATTTTTGCTTTGATATCTCTCATCACTTCTCTTTTAAGAATACAACTTGAATTAGACGAGCAGAGTCGTCTGAGCCAAAGTTCTCAAATATGTTTCTGCTATGCGGTAGTTCAGAGTCAAACATCAATATACGATTAAACTTAGAATACACCACACATGATGGCTTCCCATCTTCGTCATAAATAGTAGTACCGTCTTCATCAGGGTGCCTGCGACTCAAATAAAGTATAGCAGTAATGTCACCCATCATCTCATCGGTATGAATAAAGTTTGGTTCTTCTTGATTAAGCGGTGACTTTCTAATGAAATTATACGCCACTTTGTAAACAGGTCCCGCTAATTCAAGCGCAAACCTTGCAAACTCATCATCATGAGGGCGTGGCTGAATGTTTTGAAACGTATTGACGCCATCAAATACATCTATAAATTCACTACTAAGTATTTCGGAAACATACTCTACAGGATTATGAATGACATTATCGGTTATGATTAAGTTCATAGCTTCATCGTTATTTGATGGTCAAATATTCGGTATAGCTTTTCCCCATCCACGTCAAACTCATATTCGCTGTCAGGCTTAAAGCACACGGTGTCCCCTTCTCGTACGCCTTGGGTCAGCAGGTAAGCATTCGGGTAAACCATAGTCCCCATAAGCGGCTCATTGGTGAACGGCTTTTTGATATAAGAGTCTACGGCCGGCATTGGCTTTACGAAGCAGTAGCGGTCATAGGTATGCCATTTGCCGTCATGGCGGTAGAGGTAAAATTGGTTGGGCTCTACAAAGAAGATATCATCTCGAAAGAAGCTTCGACTGCTTTTACGTCTACCCTTAATGTCGTTATAGAACTTAAAAACGTTATGGTGCACAAGTAGCGTATCGCCTTTTTGAACGGGGCCTGTGTAGCCGCGAGGCACCTCAACCACTTCAGCATAGCGGTTAGAGAACCTGTGGTCCTCCTCCGAGGTGTTGACGATAAGCTCTATGCCACCAACTTCTTTGGTATTGTTATAGCGCTGTCCTGTAACAATAAAATCAAACGGAGATTGCATTAATATTCGATATTGTATTCAGTGGACACAGGCATATTGTGATTAAAAGACTTCCATAGCATCGTTTCATTTTTTTCGTTGGTGATGAAGATTTTTACATCTCCTGTCTCCGGGTCGAACTTAATGAGGTTAATGTGATGGCTGTCTCCAAGGACCTTCTGTCCTACAATGTAGTGCATTGCACTACCCTTGTAGTCGGGTCCTATAGATATTTTCCTGATGTCCATATTAGATTAGATTAAATTTCATTTACAAAGTTAATGCACAACTCCGAGATAATCCGTACCCGTGATGCGGTAGACGTTTCCGGCCACTAAACCTGCAGCGAGTGCGGCAGCGTTATTTGCATACACAGGGACGCTTGGGATAGGGAGGGCGAGTATATCGCCAACTGTGAAGTTCTTGGTCTTGTTAGAATCTTCAGCATCTGTGCCGATAAGTTTATCGGCATAGGATACGTTATTGTCAGTTGCGTATGAATTAATAGTTCCCATGTGTGATTAAGGATTAGGAGTAGCCCAAGGCAGAGGAAGTGATACTACCGGTGGGTTAATTAAATTTTCAATTTGTACTGCAAGACCTGCATCAATTGCAGGTGTGTCAAGACCTGCTTCAAGCCATCCGCAAACCTGCTCAAAAGTAAGGTCTTCGTAAGGAGTGAAGTCTTCAGGTGATGGAGCAGGCACTGCAAGAGAGCCATACACATCAGCGAAGTAAGTGTTGTCACCAACTACATCAGTTGCGTTGCGTCTCCAATGCACAGTGAATACTACGTCATCGAGACCATCAGGAGTTGTAGGGTATTCATCCATCGCGGATACAACCCAATTGTAAACGATTGCCATTTTGTTTTTGTTTTTATTGATTAAGAAAATATTTTAACACCATCCGGGATTTACTATTGGAATATATACAAGCACACCATCTACCTCCACTTCTATCACTTTATTGCTTACCATAAATGATGCCGCAAAGTCAGCATAGGTTGTAGGCAGACCACAAGAGTTTGTGATTCTACTTCCGAGTTTCCATGGAACGGCAGTACCACCTGTAGGTGTTCCTGTTTTAATGGAGCCGTTAGAAACAAGGAAGTTTCCTGAGAAAACATCAGTTGCGGTAGCGGTTATTGACACACGACCTGCACCACCTGCACCAATAGTCAAAGAGTCATCACCATGATAGTAGGAGAAGTAACCTCTGTATTCCTTATTGGTCCCGTCAGTACCATCCGCAAAGTAAATACCTCCTGTACCTGTGGTGTTATTGGCAATGGTCATACCTGCAAGTGTAGTACCTGTGCTTCCAAGAACAAGCGTATTGGCATCTCCCGAAAAGTCACCGGGGTTGGTGTTCCCGATACCTACGTTACCTGTTGATGTAATACGCATTCTTTCAACAGGAGTATTAGACCCTGATATTGGAGATGTTGAAAATATAATACTACTTGGACTTCCAAAAGAGCTATAAGAGTCTTGAGATAAGTTTATCTCAGAACCCCCATATAGATTTCTAATCTTAAATGCAGTTAATCCATTTCCTTGACCATAATCGTGATAAATCGCACCTTCTCCATAACCACCGGAACTTGTTAGTAAAATCCCTTCGTTAGCGTGTGAAGAATTGCTAATAGCTATTGTTAATTTAGCAGTAGGACCACTTGTACCAATACCTACATTCCCACCTGCCGCAATACGCATTCTCTCACCATTTGTTCCCTCGTTAAATGCTATATAGCTACCTGCGCAAACATTAAATCCTAAAGAACCGGAAGCAAATTGACCAATACCTACGTCATTATGAATGCCGCCAAAATCTTCAAATTTTATTCTAAAGAAGTCTTCGCTTGATGGCGCTCCATAAGAAGCTTTACCAAATGTTAATGGAGAAGTGGGGTTTGTGGTTCCAATACCTACCAATCCTGCACCTGTTACTCGAGCAACCTCACCATTACCATTATAAAATAGAGCTACATTATCAGTAGTGTTTGATGAGTAAGCAAGAAGACCTGCTTTGCCTGACCAATTCACATCTGAACCAATTCCTGCCACAACGCCAAATCCGTTTGTATTACTATTTGATGTAAGACCAAATACCCCATAAGCATGCCCCGTAGTATGTGCGGTTGTTGTACCAACTCTACCGTAAATAGCAACGATTCCACCGTTAATATTTATTGATGTACTACCATCTACTTCTGTTAAGACACCGGTAGCCCTACCATTTGCAAGGGCTGTTGTTTCAGTAAAAGAAAGATAAACTCCTGTTACGCTATTTGAACCCAATCTTACAGTTGGAATGTTAGCTCTTATAGCATAATAAGGAGGTCTTAAGTCTGTATCAACAGTTGCTAATTCTAAACCTGTTACTGTTCTTCCGTTAAAGTTTATACCCAATTTTGACGCAGGAGCACTTGTTCCAATTGCAACATTACCACCTGATGTTATTCTCATGCGTTCGGATATAGCGCCACCGCTTGCAGTACCTATGTATAAATCAGCAGCATTAGTAGACTCTCCACCATTCTGTATTGAAACACCAAACACAGCAGCATCTTTATTTGCCCCTGTGGTATTCTGCATTATAGAAATAACATTAGTAGAACTTGTGCTTATTGCTGAGTTAACAGATAGTTTTGAAGTTGGAGTAGTTGTTGCAACACCAACATTACCGGCAGACGTAATACGCATACGCTCGGTTATAGAGGATGGATATGCACCACCACCACTATTAAATGTAAATACAGCACCTCCTTCTTTATTGGTACTCTCATTATATACAGTGATGGTAGCAGCAGCACCTCTATTTGTTATAGGTCTAAATGCGAGAGATACCGCATGACTGCTTGACGTTGTACCGGGGTCATTTGCAGTTAATAGTAAAGCTGTTGTAGTTCTTATATCAGAACTATTAAAAGTAGTAAGTGTTCCATAATTAGACACTAATATACTATCAGGAGAAGTTGTTCCTATTCCTACTCTTGAACTAAAATATGATGTACCAATTACTCCAAATTCAAGTGATGTGCCATTCCAATAAGAATATTGTTTTTGTGAGCCACTTACTGCTAAATTTGCAATATACCCTGCACTTGCAGATGTTTTATTGATATTTAACATATTGCCTGCGCCACTCACATCAAGTGTATATGAAGGAGAAGAAGTACCTATACCAACCAATCCCCCCGATGTGATTCGCATTTTTTCTGTTACAGAGCCACCAATTTTTGTTTTAAAATATAAAGCTCCATCACCATCTCCTTGAAGAAGTGCTCCTACAATTCCCCAAGTATATGCACCACCATTATTTGTAAAAGTAATATTTGGAACATCAGAGTTATTTGATGCTTGAACGATTCCAAGACTTAAGAATCTTGCAGTACCGTTTACGTCTAACTTGTATGCAGGAGAAACAGTTCCAATACCAACATTGTCAGCAGCAAATATACTTCCTGAGTTAGCGTAGAAATATCCTTCAACACCTGATAAGTTTTTCTCATTTGTTCCTGTACCGGGAGTTCCTATGGCGTTTACAACACTAAATCCACTATCAGTACCATTGTATGCTTGCCACTGAAGCGTTGTGTTTGCGCCTAAGAAATCACTACCATACAAAACTTGTACCCATATTTCACAGTTTCCACAACCACCCGTCATTCTTGCTTTTACCTGAACAACCATTCGGTTGTAAGTATTGCGCTGCCATTGAACAAAAGGTAAAGAACAAGTATTTGATACAGTGATTTCTCCTTCTTCCTCAGAAGTATTAGTATTAACTCGATAGTAAATCTTATCTGTAGTAAATGCACCACAAGTTCCTAAATGAACCCAAACAGTGCCATAAGTAATTGAGTTAGGAATTGCTAATACATTGTTCCCATATCCATAAACTCTTTCATGTCTGCTTGTTCCAACAAGATGCAAAGTTCTGCTTGGAGCAGTAGTTCCAATACCTATATATCCTGTGCTTCCTTGTAAATAAAATCTCTGAGTTCCACTAACTCTTAAAGATATGTTTTGTGCAGTACTTGGAACATTTATGTAAGAATCTCCTGCAAGGCTTTGAGCTCCAAGATAAAAAAGTGTTTGATTAATACCGGGGTCAACATTTTTAACTGTAAAGTTTCCATAAGCCCCACCTGCAGGATTCATCTGAAACTCATAAGTGGTATTAACCGATGATGAGTTTGAAGGCTTGAATGTGCCAATTAATGTAGGGCCACCACCAACAGCTCCTGATATATTCATCACACCTATGTTCGCATCTCCATTAACATGAAGATTTGCTGTAGGAGAACTTGTCCCTACTCCTACATACCCACCATCAGGATTAAGAGCTAAGTGCGCCCATGTTGAAGCACTACCTGCATTATCTGTTACCTGTAATTTTACATAGGAATCATTTGAGTATATAGTCATTCCTCTTGTTCCACCGCCACCTCCACCTGTAGTAAATCGAGCAATGTTATTCCCTACGGCTCCACCATTCACTTCAAGTTTATATCCGGGACTACTTGTATTAATTCCCACATTACCCGAAGAAGTAATACGCATTTTTTCAGTAGCACCATAAGCAGTGGTAGTTGCAAATGCTAAGTGTCCTGTATTCCAATTCCCATCTCCTGAGTCTCCTGCAAGAATACCATATATAGCAGCATAGTTATTATTATAACTTCCGCTTGTTGTCCTTGAGCTAAAACTAATTATAGGAGAGAATGAACCAACAGAATAAACATTATTGGTCAAATCAAGACCTCCTCCTATTGAAGCATTAGAAGTATTTGAAGAGGTAACAGTAATACCTTCAGCGTTAAAAGAATTACCGGTTCCATTTATATATGGTAAACGAGCCCCTAAATAAGACCCAAGAGTTAAACGAGTTGCAGTAGAAGTTGTGCCAATACCTACATTATTATAAAAAATCACGTCACCCCAAGGCTGAATATCCATTCTTAATGATGGAGCAGTAGTGGAATTAGATGCGTTTCCTGTAAAGAATCCAATACCTTGTATTGCCCAAGAAGTTTGATTAGTTGGCCTAATTGATGCAGAGTCTTTTGTGTACGATGTATTCTTCCAAACAATACCATGAGAATAGCCATTTGGTTGTTGAAACACAAGGTCATAGTCAGAAGATATATAAAGACCTCCACCTTCAACTTGAAGCTTGTATGTTGGAGCAGTAGTGCCAATACCCACATTACCATCCCCTGTTATACGCATTTTCTCAGTAGCATCGGTTATATTAACAGTGTTAGCTACGTGAGTATAAAAAGATAGATGGGTAGACCAATCAACGGTATAATTAGTTCTTGAACCTGCAATACCACTCCAATGCACACCTCCACCACTACCAAACCATACTCCACTCATTGTATTTTCATTAGTCGTAGAAACTAATGTTAACCCATACATGTTTGAGTTTTTGGTAGCAGTAGTGCTAAATGCAGCACCACTTGTTTGTATAGTTGTTCCTATGTTAATTGGCGATGTTGTCCCAATTCCAACATTACCTCCGTATTGGAGAATCATTAAATGTGTTGCTCCTGCTCTAAAGTTTATACTTGTTCCTGAACTACTTGATACAAATTCACCTAATCCTGAAATAAATTGACCTCCTGCCGATAGTGAACCATTTGTATTTAATGTTACAATCCCTGCATTTCCTTGTACATCTAACTTATAACCCGGACTACTTGTTCCAATACCTACATTTCCATTAGATGAAACTCTCATTAGTTCACTAAATGTTCCACCTGTTGCTGAAGAGAAACTATTACCTAATCCAAACAAAAGCTCTCTATTCGCTGACATGATAACATTCGGTCCTGCTACACCTGCGCTATCGTTATTACCCATTATGAAGTAAGAAGGACACCCACCACCACTTGCAGGAGCTGCTATTGAAAGACTTCCGCTTGATGGTATACCGACAAAGTTTAATGTATTATCGCCTGCTGAACTATGGTATATCTGTGAGTTTTGGCTTGAAGCAGCATTACCTAATTGAATACCTCCATTGTAACCTGCATTGCCTCCACCTGTAGATTGAAATATTGCTTGAACAATATTATCATCTGCGCCTTTAACTTCTAATCTCTGAACAGGTGCATTTGTTCCTATACCTACGTTGCCTGCGGAGGTAATTCTAAACCTCTCTGTACCATCAGAAATTGTTGTTGCACCGCTTCTATAAACCAAATCATTACTCCCTGCAGCATATCCCAAAACGCCTTTATCTGATTGCGCTATCTCTCCAAAGTAAATAAAACTTGCATATCCACTTTGCCCTAAAATATCTATTCTGCCATTAACATCAGTTCTAACTCTTATTAAACCTTGTGTCCCGTTTATATAAGTGTTTCCCGAAACCTGTAACTTATACCCTGCATCTGTGGTGGTTCCGATAAGTATATTCCCATTCCCCCTTATTCTCATTAATACATTAGATGTATAAGAACCATTATAAAAAGAATGGAAGTCCATGTTAGTTACCCCTACACTATAAAACATTCCTATAGCACCTACTATATTTGGATTATCGTTCCAAATTATGTTTTTATAATATCCATCATTTGTGCTCCAAGCAGGCATTGTTAAACTTACCATATTGGTATTAGCTAAAGTTGATGCAACATATACATCAAGTTTTGCGTAAGGCGAAGCAGTCCCAATACCTACATTGGTGCCATTGTCATAGATGATACTATTGGTAAGCGTATTGGCATCTTGCCATCTCGGCACATAATTAGCTGTACCACTACCATCAACAACTCCCCCTGCCGTCTCAATGATATTGCCTGAAGAGTCAACGGCAAGATTATATGCAACAGTTCCGGTCTTAGAGCCTGAACCATAAGCATTGAAACGTACAGCGCCTGTTGAATTAAGTCTAATACCAATATTACCATTATAATAAAAGTCAAGAATATTAGATGTTCTTGCGTAAATACCCGTTCCGCTTGCGATAGCACCATTAAACAATCCAATGCCGTTTGCATCGCTATATAAATAACCCGTTGTAGTCCCGTTAGAATATGAAATAATATCTGTCGTTCCAACAACTGATAATTTTTGAACAGGAGCACTTGTTCCAATACCTACAAGACCGGCAGCAGTAATGCGCATGTGTTCAGAAGAACTCGTATAAAACCTTAAAGTTCCTGCAGAAGCTCTTAAAGACAATCCACCTGCTCCCGGTGCTAAAACCCTAAATCCATTAGCAACATCATCTCCACCTCCGGTAGCACCCCAATTATTGCCAAAAGCATCAATTAATCCTACTGCTCCAATGTCATTAGAAAACTGAAGTGTGTTTCTTGAAGTTGTTGCAGTGCTACTATTTTGCAATAATAAAGAAATGAAGTTTCCTGCAACTGAACTATATATATAAGTAGAACCTTCTACAGAAAGTTTTGATGAAGGACTTGCTGTCCCAATACCAACATTGCCACCTGAAGTGATACGCATGCGTTCGCCATAAGCAGAACCATCAAATGTTTGATATACTAATTCTGCATATCCGCTCGCGTTTTGTACTGCTCCAAAATACGCTTCAGCATTGCCTCCAACTCCAAGTGAAATACCTGTTGTTGTTCCTGTAACAGGAGTACCTCCCGATTTCAATCTTAAATTCATACCACTTCCCATAAACGAAGTGGAACTATAAGCTATCGCAGAAGCAGTTTGAAGATAACTTGAACCAAGTATAGCTAATTTTGCATAACTACTTGGATTTGTAAAACCCAATCCCAAACTACCATTCGCATCCAAACGCATGCGCTCGGTAGCATTAGTATAAAAAAGAATAGGTATTGCAATACCATTATATAAATATTGACCTGTTGCATTTATTCCAAATAAAGCACTACCTAATGTTGTTTGAGCTTCTAAATAAGCGTCATCTGTATTAAAAGTATTCCTAACTCTTATACCAACTCCTGCAGCCGATTGAACATCTAATCTAAATATAGGACTCGTAGTACCAATCCCTAATCTTCCACTCGCATCAAGCGTCATAGCTTGTGTAAATGATATGGCATTACCTGCCGTACCTGAAGGTGCGTTGTACCAAATGTGTGAAGCATTTGAGTTTTGGTCATAATAACTTGCAGCACTTGTTATTTTATATCTATATACTGAACCATCATAATAAGCGTTTCTAAATAATGAAACACCAAAAGATGGGTATACAGCCAATGAGCCAACATTAGAAATATCTAATGCAGTAAAACCACTCCACGCACTCGGTGTAACTCCTAAACCTAAATTGCCTGAAGAGTTTAAAGTAAGATTAGTTGCCCCATTGGTTTTAAATATCATTGCGTTTGTAGAATGACTATACCCAATAGCACCTGCAGCTCCATCTACATCTTTAAATTGTATATATTGTTCAGCAGTAGTACTTGATAATAATGTTAAAAATGAACCTGCTGTTTTATTAACAATAATCTCTTCTCCACTATATGTTAAATTAGTACCGTTATCTACCAATAAACTATTTGCAATCGTATCTTCACTCGTAAACTTAGGTACATAGTTAACCGTTCCCGTACCTACAATAAGGTTTATCGGGTCAATACCACTATCTGCTAATATGTTGTTACTTATCGTAGCTAAATTTGCCATAATCTTATACCATTGTTAGTGAACGCCAAGTTCCGTTAGCGTAAATATACAAACCAATTACACTATTCGTTTGATAAACTATCAATCCTTCAGGAGGAGTTGAAATTGCAGTACGCTGCGCCTGCGTCATACGTGGAGGTAAGAATCCTTTAGTCGTACTACTCATCTCAAATAACGCTGCAGCATTAATCGTTGACGTACCCAATCCTATTGCTGACCCGCTATCATATAGCAAGCTATCTCCAATCGCACTTGTTCCGGTAAACTTCGATAAATAATTTGTCGTACCTGTACCGGTAACAGGATTGGTTAATACACTCTGATAGATAGGTATATTTAATGTTGCTCCTACTAAAGTAGCTGCTCCTGATGTCCCCGTGGTCGTAAGTGTTATTGCCGCCTGCTTGTTGTTAAAGGTGTTCCAATCAGTGCTGCTTAAATATCCGTTTGAGCTTGCACCTGCCTGCGTGATAGCAATTGTCGTTCCTACAAGGGTAATCGGAGCCGTAACTGAAATGGTGTTCTGCTTATTATTAAACGTAGTCCAATCCGTAGAACTCAAGTATCCGTTCTGTGAACCGCTTGCTTGAAGGATTCCAACAGTACCTGAGCCTGTAATCGTACCACCCGTTAACGGGCCGCTAAATGTTATTGAAGTAACAGTACCTACCGACCACGTGCGGTTAACACTTAAGTCGTAACTCGTACCATTAATTGTCAAAGTTCTTGTATCAGGCACACCACCCAATCCACTTAACGTGTAGTTAGGGACGTTTAAGGTAGCTCCGACTAAAGTCGATGCACCGCTATTACCTGTAGTTGTTAGTGTAATGGCGTTCTGCTTATTATTGAAAGTGTTCCAATCAGTGGAACTCAAATAACCATTTGAGCTTGTAGTTGCTTGCGTTATCCCTATTGTACCTGACCCGGTAATCGTACCACCCGTAATTGGCCCTGTAGTAGCAATGCTCGTTACTGTACCTACACTCCAACTTCTGTTGGCTGTAAGGTCGTAAGCCGTTCCGTTAATGGTAAGCTGACGAGTATCAGGAACACCGCCAAGCCCCGCAAGTGAATACTGAGGGACATTAAGAACCCCTGTTAAATTGCTGTAAGTAGCAGCACCACTGTTTCCTGTTGTTGTTAAACTTATAGCCTGACGTGCTCTACTATCAGTAAAGTATAGATTGGTTCCTTCAGAGATATTAGAAGTAGTAAGAACTACAGCCCCTGTAAATCCGTTTACTGATGTAACAGACTCTGTATTATCTACTTTCTGCCAAGCGGACCCGTGAAACACAATCCAATCCCCTACCTGCCATCCACTAATGCCATCAATAGTCGTATTACCTGCTACACTTACAATATAAAAGTACCCATCTGTACCAACACCTGAAGTGATGGTAGGAGTATTTGTAGAAGCGTTCCACGTACCCTGATATTGAAGTCCACCTATAAGGTCATTTACTTGTCCTTGAAGCTTTCCTAAAGCGCTAAGAATACTATCAGTAGCAGATATTGCTGTGCCGGTCACTGTAAGACCTGTAAGCACCTTGCCTGTAACAGCAGAGTTACTGAGCGTGACACTTGCTGCGCCCGGTCCACTTGCTGTGGCTTCACCCGTCAGTGAAGTAATATAGTTACCCTGCGCTTGATACTGAGGGATATTCAGCACGTTGGATACCAACGTAGCTGCACCACTCGTACCTGTAGTCGTCAGAGATGTAATTCGATTATCGTATGCCTCATCCCATTCAGCTTGAACAGCATTCGTTGGAAGGCTATACCCTGAAGCAAAAGTAAGTGCAAGCGTACCGCTTGATGTTACAGGATTTCCACCAATAGCAAACCCCGTAGGAACAGTCATGTCTACGCTTGTCACCGTACCTACTGACCACGTTCTATTTGCAGAAAGGTCATAAGTCGTACCATTAATCGTTAGCGTTCTTGACTGAGGCGTATAAGCTGTAGTATCAACTATCAGCGTACCATTTGAGCCCGAAGTCTTAAGTATACCATTGGTAGTATACCCGATAAGCTGAATGCTTAAGTCAGAATTTAGTGACATGGTGTAGTTACCACCATTCACCTCAAACATTATCTTACCGCCTACATTGTAGTTAGCAAGCGTAACCCTTGTTTCTGCAGTATTATAATACAAAGCACCGCTACCTGCTCCCATGTTTGTCAAATAATACGCAGGAGCTGTAACTGAGTTTGCAAATGTCTTTGCGCCACCTATCGTCTGAGTCGTAGCGTTCACAAATCCTCTTGCTGAAGCTGACGCATCAGGGATATTGAACGTATGAACAGTACCTGCACTAACAATATTGAAGTCAGTACCTGTTGTTCCGGTAGCAAACGTTTGATTTGAAGACAGCGCGAGGCCGTTTAATGTTCTTGTAAGAGGAACATATCTCAAATCTAAATCAACACTCGCAAGACCCGTCACGTGACCAAAGGTGTCAAGCGTTACATCTTGAATAACCGTGCCACCTGCATTGTCAACACTTGTCTGAGACGAAGTATCTGCGTGGCTAATAGTTCCTGACGTAGTAATTGTACCACCGCTAAGACCTGAACCTGCAGTAATTGATGTAACAGTTCCTACGTTCCACGTTCTATTAGCGCTCAGGTCATACGTAGTACCATTGATGGTAAGCGTGATAGCCTGATTAGCCGGAGTGTATCCAAGAAGCGTAGCAATAGTTGCACTCTTCCAAAGATTAACTGTGGTATCACGGTATAGAACACCGTTATTTATGTAAGGGGTAGGAGCAACGTCATGTAGCTCCTCAAGCTCATAACCATTGTCAACCTTAACGTATATCTTACCATTGTTGGCATTAGAGTACTCTACGTATCCAACAATTACAGTATGCTGTGGCGCAGCCGGCTTGATATTAGTAATTGCACCCGGAGTAGTTGGACTCAAATAAAGAACGTCACCATCACTCCACGTCTCACCTTGAAGATTACCTGTAGTGTTTACGTTAATAATCTGACCAATGTTTACAATAAATCCTTCCTGATTGGTTGATATATCCTCGCATACCAATCCAAGTGTAGATGCACTATTAGCGTCATTGTTAGCCTGCGCCAACGAAACAGCAAGTCTTTGTCCCTGCGCTCCCGCAACTCTTACAGCTTGATAAGCTGTTCTTGATAGATTACCTCCTGTGCTATTGCGCACTCTTGCTACAACACTTTCTCCAATTGGAAGGTTGTAAGTGTTTCCTTTCAAAGATAGCCTAATCGTACCCTCAGTGTTATCCCACCACATTACTCCTTCAGCAGAAGGAATGTTACTACTTGAAGGATTAAATCTAACAAAGTCAGAAATCAGTCCATACGTACCAAGGTTAACATCTTGTGTTGCACCTGTGTACGGAACATATCCTGTAAGTACAGACCCGTAATCAGGAATATTAAGTATACCTGTTATGTTGCTATACGTTGCAGGACCGCTTGTGCCTAATGTGGTCAAACTAATAGCCGCACGTGAACGTGCGTCTGTAAAATATAAATTAGTGCCCTCGGTAACAAGGGTCGTTGTATAATCGCCCGACTGAGCTATAATCGCCCCTGTCCTTCCGAACACACTTGTCACCGGGGCAGTATCGTAATCCGTCCATGAAGCAGTGATGGTCCCACCATCCTGCTGATTCATGGTTAATGTCTTTGTTGTTGTACCTGTAACTGTAGCAGATACAATCATATTGTTGTAAGCACTATCCCAAGTCGCTTGACTTACGTTTGTTGGAAGCGAATACCCCGCAGCAAACGATACAGCAAGCGTGCCTGCTCCTGTAACAGGGTTGCCACTTATTGCAAACCCAACAGGAACGCTCATATCTACCGATGTAACGGTGCCTACAGACCATGACCTGTCTGCGGACAAGTCGTAGGAGGTGCCGTTAATAGTTAATTGACGTGTTGTGGGGACACCGCCAATGTCACTTAACACCTCACTACCTGTCCTATACTTAATAACCCCTGAGTCAGATACTAAAAACTTATCTGTGTCAGTGGCTGCATTTGCAATGGTCTCAATGTAAAGGTTACCCTCAATACTAAGCTTATACCCACTATCAGTAGTGCTATCACCAAGTATCATATTGCCATTGGCAAATAGTCTTGACACCTGTACACCACCAATATACTCAACAACGTTGCCATCAGTATACGTATGGAACGTAGTTCTCGTGACATTATTCATCACGATAGAGTACGTATACGTAGTAGTAGCTGTATTGATAAAGCTTACTGTAGCTCCGGCTGCATTATTGTAATTAAAGTCAACAACGCCTGTACCGTGAGAGATAATACTATCTCCAAGAGTAGTGAGTCCCGTCCACATCGGCACGTAATACGTAGTACCCGTACCGGTAACAGGGTTAGTAAGCGCGTTTTGCTTGTTGTTAAATGTATTCCAATCAGTAGAGCTCAGATATCCATCTGAACTTACACCCGACTGCGTAATTCCTATCGTCCCTGTAGTTGTTATAGGTCCACCTGTAAGCGGTCCGGTAGTATCTATCTGCGTAATCGTACCCACGCTCCAACTCCTATCAGCAGATAGGTCATAGGCTGTCCCATTAATAGTCAATTGACGGGTTGATGGTACACCACCAAGCCCACTTAACGTATAATTAGGGATATTAAACTCACCCGACTCGTCATTATAGGTAGCAGCCCCACTATTTCCCGTAGTTGT